CTATCTGGCGTGAAGTTACTTTTGAATCTACTGCCAAGCTTTTGTTCTTGGCGGTAGTACCCCTTCATTAAGTTTGTTTGATTGACTCCCAGCGGGTTGTCGAGGGGTTCGCCAACCCCCACTAGGCTCAATCTTTGAGGGACGGTGAATCGTTTAAGGTAACGAGGGACAGAATCCCTTTCGGCCACAGCCTTTTCCAGTTCGACAACTTTCCCATTTCTGGAGTCTTCGTACTGGTAAACAGGCATTAGCTATAGTTTTCCTTGTCCGACTCCTCGGCCATCTTCATCATACGGTCTTCTTCGGACTCTTCGGGTTTAGCAGATTCTTCTTCGGGTTGTTCAGCCATAGCGTTGTTTACACGCACCATAGCCACACCACCTTCGATTTTCTCCACTACACCTTCCAGTTCCACCATGTCTCCAGCTTCGGGTGTGGCGTTTTGTTCGCCTTCACCTAGCTCGAACATAGAGATCGGCAATTTAACCAATCCTTCTTTCATAGACTTCTCCTTGGTGGAAGTGGCTGGGGAGGTTTTATCCTCCCCAGCTTTCCGAGGACCCATACCAATTACTAGCATGGTTCCCATTTAATTATTAGCTGTAGTTGGACTTCGCAACGATGACTCGGAAGAACCGAGGATCGAGTTGCTTGGCCGCGTAGAACGTCTTGAAGGACGCAACAATGCGCTGTCCGTAAGGATCGCTCTTATCAGCAGCGTCAAGGATCGTGACCTTCGGTGCGAAGGGCGAGCCAGAAGCCGCGATTGAGGACAAGCTAGGAACTCCGAACGCGCCACCACCGAGGAGGACGTTGGCATAACCAGTGTTAACACCAGTTGTTCCGACGCTGAGTTCGGCGATACCAGAGGCGGAGGTATTGAAGGTCTGCACGTTGGTCGAAGAGATGACCGACACGCCAAACAATTTACCAATTTCGCCTTTGAAGATGGCTTCAGGATTCGAGTAGCTCGAAACCTTCAACCAATCGTCATCCTGCTGGAGATCCCGAATCACGGCAGGGTGCGCTACGAGAGCGTATCCGTCCTTGATCTTAGGAGCGCGAGCGATGAACAACGAAGTCGCACCATCGAGTAGATCGGTGGCGGTCATTGCGCTGTTAGCAACGGACGAGGTAGCCCAGGTCGTGCCGTTGGTGCTGTTCTGAGCATAACGGGCATACGACTTAACGGCTACACCAGTACCAGTGCTGGTCGAGGAGTCCTGCACCAACGCGCGGTGACAGAGAGTGTCAGCGTGGAGGGCGGCATCTTCGCCGAGTTGTTTAGTGGCCTGCGCCAGATGTGAGAATAACTCCGTAGCTAAAACTACATCGGTGAGGATTATTTTACTCCCGTATTGTACCAAGGTGGCTTCAACCGAGGACAACGTGAGATCACGCTCGTCACCAGAAGAAGGAGTCGTTCCTTCCGACAAAGCGGAGATCGCAGAGATGCTGGGATCACCGAAGCGGAAGAACCGAATCGTTTTGTTTCCACCCGTTTTGGTCGGGTAGGGGGTTTTCATTGCGAATTGCTCCATCTGAAGCAATGGGATTGCGCGTTCGAGCAATGCTTTCGAGAAGTATGCTTGGAACTGCGCGCTGACTGAACCAGTAGTTACCATATAATTAAGTATCCTTGTTTGTTATGACTACTCAACCTCTGTCAACTTCGGATGCCATTTTCATCAATTCACGTTCCTGCTCATCGAGAGTTAGTTCGTGAAAAGCTTTAGTCTTGGCAGGACCTTTTGGTTGTCCAGACGCTGGAGTAGTCGCTTTTCTGAGTAGAGAAAGTTCTTTCTCATACTCTGCAACCTTTTTCGACAAATCGGAGGCGGACTCCGCTTGGAGCTTCACCTTGGCAATTCCAACCGCATCCTTGATCCCCGCTGGGTAGTTACGCAGGATGGCGTGGTTTTGCAACATTTCCGATACGGCTTTATACAATGTGCTGGTTGAATCTTTAAGTTCAGGATTTGCTTCCACTTCATCAAGCAAATTTTTATCCCACGCAGACTTTAATTCTGTTTGGGTTTTCTGCTCAATCTCTTTCCTGTCCTCAACTTCGATGTCACCAGCTTTTTGTTCGGCAAGTTTTGCAAGATCGTCACGGCCTTCATCACGGTAGCTCTTTGCTGCTTCCCGATAATCTTCCGCGCTAAACTTGCGACTTCCCGATTTCGTCTCGCCTTGATTAGAGTCTGAAGTCTTCCTTGTCCTATCTGCCTCAATCTGCTCGCGTTCGGCTTTGATTCTGGCTTTCTCTGCTCGGACATCTTCCCACTCTTTCTCAAGTCGCGACTTGGCCTTCTCGTAACGGGTAGGCTTCTTTTCGGAAGCCGACTCCGACTTGTCTTCTGAAGATTGCGTTGTTAAAGAACTTTTGGCTTCCTCGGATTTCTCCTTGGTCGCTGAAACCTCATCCGAGGCTTCGAGTTTTGTTTTTTCGGCTTTATCAGCAGGCGCGGGTTTCTGCTCGTTATCTCCGCTGGCCTTTTCTGTAGCTTCCGTTTCTACTTTGGCTTTTTCGTCTTCCTTGGGAGTGGGACTAAAGTCCCGTCCTTCGTCAGCCGCTTGCGCCATTGCCAATACATCCGCTTCAGTCAGGTTGTTTGAATCTGCCATTTTGACCCTTTCTTACACTTGTCGGTAGGGAGTCATTCTACCTAAAGGTTAGTCGGCTACTGGTTCATCCGACCCATCCCCATAGCCTGGGATGGCGGAGTTAAGTTTTTGGGATGCGAGCGACTCTAAGGTCGCAACGCAAGCCCTATATCCTCTAGCATGTCCACAAGCGTCTGCAAGTTCCTCTGGTTTCTTCATTACAGCAGAGGCGTTTTGACGCAGGGTTAGGTTAAGTAAAATCAAACTTAGCTTGCGACCCGTTGGGGTGGCAAGAAATCCAGTCCAAGCTTTTTCATCTTCGTCTTCCCACTTGGGTTCGTTGACCCACTCGTAATTCCTGACGAAGAACTTTAATGATCTTAATAGTCTAATCATAAATAATTTACAGAGAAAATATCTTTCCGCCTTCTCTGTTGTGTTTAGATAGATTCCACATATACGGAACCCATTGCAAGTTCTTTTGATGATGAGATCCGCCCAATGATAGTGGAACAATGTGATCTACATGAAACTTTATGCCAACACATTTCCCAACTCTTTTTGCCGCATCATAAAAAACTTTAATTACGTTGGTATCTCCACACAATACTTTGGAATTTCTCTTCATTGCTTGGTATTTTCTGACACGCGCAAGCTTGCGGGATAGATTGTTTTTTGTCCATTCCATTACATTTTTTCTATTCTGTATCGGATCAACATTCTTTCTTTGCCAAACTAATTTTTTCTGATGGCGTATCTTAAATTTTTCTGGAGTTAGCCATATTTCATTATTGTATCTGTATGACCAAAACATCATCCCATCTTGTCTTATGTGGCCTCTTTTATGCCTCATAGCTTTATTGCCCAAGAATCGCCCTGGAATAGCGTGTAGTCATTTTGTCCTATTTCCTCTAGCAAAGCCTTCTTGATTGACTGCCAACTCCAATCGTGACCAGCCATAATCCCGCCTTCTCTAAGCTTCTTTCGCCAACCCTTTAGGTCTGCAAGCACGCCTTCGTAGCGATGATCTCCGTCTATGTAGATAAAGTCTAGCTCACCATCCTTGAGAAATTGGAGTGCATCCAAGCTTTTGCTTCTGCTGTATAGAACATTCCCAAGTGGAGTTGTGCGCTCTTGGAATGCCTCAAAGACAAATTTCATCGGGCATTGCTGACTAGCCCTATCGTTAATGTCGTAGCCGTTTAACCAAGGATCAACCGCCAGAACTTCCTTGAAATGCTTGGCAATAACCACCGTGCCTTCCCCGCTGTAAGACCCAATCTCAACCGCCTTACCATTTGCGCCAGCCTCGTTAGCCCACTGGCAAAGTTTTGTTAAGCCTTCCGCTTGGAAGGCATCACGCATTACGGGTACTTTCAACCCGCCATCGGTGCTGGTGCTTGGCCTTGCATCGCTTCAGGTGGCAGTTGTTGCCCCTGCTGTTGCATCTGAGCCTTGCCTGCATCACGAAGCTGTTTCTGGATAGCGCGGGATGTGTTGGGGTCGATCTGTTCCAACGCCTGCAAGTGTTGCTGTAAGTGTGCCATTAGAACTTGCATTGCGCTCTGATCGACCTGCTGTTGTCGGCTTTGAGCCGCTTGGTTAAACGCGAAGAGAACGGATATATGCGCCTTGTGGTCATCGCTAGGCTTAATGGCAACGGGGAATCCAGTTGCAAGCATAGTCGCAATTTCAGTCGCTTGATCTTCAGCTTGATCGCCAGAGGCTGCGTTTGGATCTTGGAAGAGTCTGCGGACCAGCGAGGGATCGTCTTGTTCAAGCACTGACTTTACCAATTCGCCTTGGTTCACGAAAGGATTATTTTGGAACATACTCATACGGCTAACTGCCTTCTGCAACGCAAACTGGCGGTTAATAAAGTCAAGCCCACCCTTCGGTTCAATTGAATACTCATCGTGGATACCATCGGGAGGCATCGAGCCAGTCTCTTCCGCATAGCGATACATCAAGTCTTTCTTGTTGTACTGCGTGTAAAGCGACCAGCACTGTTTGAATAGGTGGGCAAGACCCATTCTGAACATACGATTGCGTAAATCGCCAGAAGCAGCCGATTGCGCCTGTAACGCTTGAATCTCTGTGGCAGTCTTGCGATCCGATACCTGGAACTGCGAGCCAGATCCAAAATCTGGATTGCCCATCCGCTGTTCGGAAAGCAGACGCTCCTCTAGCATCAACTTCTGGAAGTCGAAGGGAGGTTGGCTGAACTGAACGGGCTTTAAGCCTTGAGGCAGGATCTGCCCAGGCTGCATCTTTAAGTTCGATGTGTTTAGCGAGATCGGATTCTGTGCTTCAAAAACGGGTCGGTTGGCCAGTTCCACGTAATCGGAGAGGGAGTTCTTGAGCTTATTTAGCAGGTTCTCATTCGGGAGAAGGATCTCTGCTACGCCTCTCGGACTGTACCAACCGCCCCCTGTGACCTCATAGGGGAAATCTACAAAAGGTGGTTCACCGTGACGATAGGGTAATGTGAAAGGTTTGCGGACATCTTCAGTTACGACAAGCGGACTATATGTTTCAACCTTCCATCCGTCTTCGGAAGGGGTGTACATCTCCCAAAGGATAATACGATCATTCTCAGCTTCCTGAGTAATTCCTTCACGCCTGTAAATCTCGTCTTGAATCTCACTTCGTAAGCCCACTGATTTCGAGGGTTTACCTGAAATTGTTTTGATAAAGTCCTCATCCTGTTTGTACAGGGGATTTGCCTTATAGGAATCGACACTTGTCGAGACGATGTGAACGATAAAATCTGCATCCTTAAACTCCTTTGTGTAGGCGGGGACAATAATATGGAATGGATCAATGGCCTCAAAGTCAATGCGCTTCTTGTCCTCGTTCCAAACGATCTTTGCAACTCCACGTCCGTAGAGGAGGATGTTGTCGATTACGGAAACAATCTCTTTCTGGAAGTTGGTACGCTCGCGCATATTGTAGTCAAACCAACGCTCGGCTGATACGGTCAGCGGGGTTAGCTGCTGGCGCATCGGAACGAAGCTGGAGAGAATGTCGTTTCCGATTGCGCTGTTTACGAAGGAAGGCTTTAGCTTCTCAATGGCTGTGTCGATTAGCTGAACGTGTAGGTCGGCTGCTGTCGGCCAAGGCTTGACCTTGCGGCGCACGCCGAAGTAGCGAGCTTGGTAAAACAACCGTTGACGGTTCTCCCAAGTCTCGCGCTGGTTGAGCGAGTCGATGATCCGAGAATAATATTCTGTTCTGCGTGTATCTTTAGCGTTCATTTGTTGCGCTCCACTTTAAGTTCGTATGAAAGATCGTTGACTGCATTCAATGCTTTCCTAGCCCATTCGCGTGTGCCAGGTGTACCCCTGCGAATCTCGTTGTAGTTTTGGTCTTTCATCAGTTCTTCAACTATCCCTGTCGTGTGGGTTACTGGTGTCGTTGTTGCGCAACCACCAAGACTCACCGCGCAGATCGCCGTCAATAGCATCACGGTTCTTGCGCCAATCACCTTCGAGGTTTTGTGTTCGCTTTTCCTTCCAGCCTGGAATGATGCGAAACACTGCTGCGATGATCTCAAGGATTGCACGCAGCACAAATAAACTTATTTAATATTCAGCCCGACTGTCTTTAGGAAGTTTACGATCTTTTCCAAGAACGTGTCATCCGCTGGTGTCGGTGTGAGCTTAACAATGATGCGAGCAGCAAGAACGATGCCACCAACAGCGGCTACGATCTCTTGCCAGTTTGAAGTAATCCAATTCCAGATATTCATAGTATTTATCCTCCTGGGTCAAATCCAGCCATGACGGGATCGTGGGATACCATCATTTCTTGAAGTGACTTCCAAGTTGGACGTTCTATTTGGAAAGTCAAGTCAAGACCGCTATTTGAGCT